GAATCCTTCGTTTTTTCCTCCATCTTCAAGTACAACTGGTGCAGACATCGGCATCCTAGTCGCCTCTGAACTGTCTAATGGATGTTGTAAACTTTCAGTAACGTATTTCCTCCATTGATCCTTTTGTTTTTGAGATTTCTCTATGTCATAGTTACTCATCATTTTCTCCACAAATTGGGTTCATGAATTACTACCGGAGATGGTGGTTCCCAAAGTGAAGGGTACTTATCTATCCCATTAAACTGTCCCTTCTGTAGTATGTATGCCATACGTGCTTGTAGTATAGCAAACTTCTCATCGAATCCTCTTGCCTTATATGTCTTTCGTACTGCATCCCACCTACTTATACCTTTCTTATCTGCCTCTTCCAGTACTCTATTAGCTGTAACAGCACCAACACCAAGACAACCGGGGTATCCGTCTACTTGGTCACCCGATAGTGCTTGTCTGTAGAAGTTTTTCTCCGCATTACTATCTGATAACTTAAAGATACTTTCAGTTTCAAAGTCCCAATGATTACCTGGAATAGTTAGAAGGTCTTTGTCTGTTGAAACAATGCAAGTCTCTTCCTCATCTTTAGTACACTCTATACCCATAAGATCATCTGCTTCCAGCCACTTAGATTGTAACGTAACGTATGCATTTCTTAAGTACTTACGTGCTGGTTTATAGCATATTGGTTTTCTTATACCAACTCTCTTAGCTTTATAATTTGGATTAAGTTTCTTTCTAAAGTTACTGTGTGAACTTAAGAACACTACTACATCATCTGCACCAGACTTCTCTTTAAGCTGGTGTATCTCTGAGTCAATGAGTTCCTTCACCACTTTAAAATCACAATGAAGTGTCCATATATCATTACCCCAATCAACCTCTTTCTCACTTGCACAACAATTTTTATAAACTAAAATGTCACCATCAATTAGTAATTTCATTTATCCCCTTTTATATTAGTGAGTCTCAGCCCAATTAGAACCGAATGTATACTCACCTGTTAGTGGTACCCTCAAATTAAGAAGGTTACCTGAGTTAGTAATCGCCTTTACAGCAATCTTTCCTACTTCATCTTCAAGTCCTTCACGAACAAGCACCTGTATTTCATCATGAATAAAAGCAACTTGTTGATAGTCCTTGTCTTCTGTGTACCCACCTTCTTTCATTAACCTGTGGAATTCAACCACCCACTTCTTACATACAATAGCACCTGCTGATTGACATAGGGAATTAAGCGAAGAGTGTGTTGATCTTACTGGAACCTTTCTTCCATCAATACCAAACAGGTATCCCTTCTCTGCCTTCCTGAATACCTCTTCTCTTAGTTTCTTAAATGCTGGTACCTTTGCAAAGAATCTATTCTTTAATTTCCTACCTTCTTTTTTATCCTTTCCCACAATCTGACCCAACTTTTCTTCTCCGGCACCATATAAAAGACCATAAATAAAAGTCTTAGCTTGATCCCTACTAGGAAGATCAGCAGCTTTTCGGTTAGCTTCATGTATATCACCACTAACCACAGTCTTAGCATAACGACCACCATCAAAGGAAGCAAGATAGTGAGACACAACCCTAATTTCAAGAGAACTGATGTCGCATCCAAGTAGACTGAAACCTTGTGGTGCATAGAATAGTTTCCTACACTCTGTTCCGTATGGTGTCTTGACACTAGGTACCTGACCGATGTTAGGGTGGGAGTGAGAACATCTACTAGAGATTGAACCCATTGTATTAACTGATCCGTGAATCTTGCCATTCTTTTCGTGATGTAACCAAGCATGTTTACCCTCTGATAATTGAGCTATTAATTTATTCACACCAAATGCCTCTGCCATTAGTTTTGCTTCTGGATAAGGTAGCTTAGATAGTATCTGCTCATCTACCTTCGGCTCATTAGTTGGAGTAAAATCTTTTGGCTTCCACCCTCTCAACTCTGCCAACCTTTTAGCTATATGCTTACGAGAGTTAGGATTAAAGTGAACAATCTTTACCTTATTATATGTATCATTCTTTCTTGAACCCTCATCAACTATCCATGAACCAAAGACCTTCTTTAACTTACTCTGTAGCTTGTCTCGTTTCTCTGCTAGTTCTGCATACAACTTGGATGCTCCTTCAACATCAAAAGGAAAACCATTCTTAGTTTGTCTCAAGCAAATGATATGTATATCATGCTCTAATTGTACAGACTCTTCAGGAAACTTTGCTTGAAGTAGTTTACAATATAGTAAATAGTTAAGTTCAACATCTCTTTCACAGTAACCTAACATCTCATCATTCAACTCTTCAAAGTCTGTGAAGTCAAACTTACTAAAGTTTAATCTCTGACCCCACGACTTAAGAGAGTGTCTTCCGTACTGGTCTTTATCAATTGCCTTGTTCTTGTAGTCTCTACTTGCACGATCAGGATACACTAGTTTAGACCAGACCAACGTGTCTTTTACCTTTTGAGTTGTCTTTGGCTCCCATTTGAAAAACGCTTTCAGAGCTGGAAGGTCGAACCCAAGAATGTTGTGCCCTATAATCGTGTCAAAATTTTTTAGCAGAAATAGTCCGTCCTTTTTTTGTTCTCCAGTAAAAGTGGAAAACTTCTTATTCTCTATATCATAGATAACTATACAATGTACTTTAGTAAAATCTTCTAAAAGTCCATTAGTTTCTATGTCAAATACACATGTCTTCATCTTCCCCCCTACTTAAATCTTTCACCATTTCAATCATTGAATCTAAACATAGCTGACAAAACGTAACTGGTATATTACCAAACATACCTGTGACTCCATCACCCACAAACTTAGAGTCCTGTCCACATATAGAGCAACTGTCTGTGTGGAGAGTTTCAAATAAATCCATCAGAACCTCGTACTGTCACCAGACCAACTCTCATCTTCCTCTTCTACATCAAAAGGAATCTCATCTTTTGGTACCTCAGTTAGCCTACCTGTTTTGTGGTTATAGTCCAGTTCACAAGCCACACCTGTCTCACCTGTCCATCTGTTCTTCAACACTCTTACTGTAGTCCGGTCTGGATCATCACCTTGCTGGTCTCTCTCGCACCCGATTACTATGTCAGACAACTGTCCTATGGAAGCGGAACCTCTTAATTGAGCCATACTTGTTTGTGCTCCATCCTCATGACCTCTGTTACCTTGTGGTCTCTTCAGGTGTGACACCAGTATGAGACCGCAATTCACCTCTTCAACTAAACCTCGTAACTTTGTCATTAAATTGTCAATTGTTCTTCTCTCATCTCCCTCTTCGATACCAGATACCACAATAGATATGTGATCCAGTATTATGAAGCCACATCCACATGCTGTCACCATGTATCGTATCTTATTCAAGAGATTGTCTCCTTCAAGTGAACCCCAATGGTCATACATGTAGATTCTACCTGTATTTAAGGTATTATCAAAGGCTTCCTTGAAGTCTTTCTCCTCGACCTCAACATTACCAAGGTGTAATGGTCTGTTAAGGTAAAGTCCCATGAATCCAAGTCCTGTTCTCTTGTTAGACTCTTCTAGTGCAATGTAACCGACTGTTTCCTCTTGGTTCAGCATGTGATTAGCAATTTCTCTACACACCTGTGACTTACCTATTCCTGCACCTGCTGTTATCGTGACTATCTCTCCCCTTCTCATACCAAGAGTCTTTTTATTCACTCCTTCATACGGATATTCACAGGATGACATGGAGTCTTCTGCACTTACTATGTCCCACAGATCTTTTCCATTTATTATACCGTCTGGTCTATACACTCTAGCTTGCCAGATACAATCTATTAATTCTCGTACCCTACCTTTAACTAACATTTCATTAGCGTCCTTCAAAGGTAGCTTTGCTATCTTAGCCTTGCCCGGTTGTAAAACTTGAGCACATTCTCTTGATGCTCTAATACCTGCATCATCACTATCAAAACAAAAGATAACCTCTTCATACCCATTCAACAGTTCTATGCTCTTACGGATAGCTTTTGAAGCTCCTGCTGACCCATTTGGAACAGAGTACACAGGCCACTTGTTACCTTGAGATTGTGAAACGGATAATGCGTCTATCTCTCCTTCACAAACTACTGCTTTCTTCCCTTTACCTGACCAGAGGTGCTGACCATATAACCCTGCTTCTTTTATGTCACCTCTAGTGTGGAAGTCTTTATTACGAAACCTTATCTTCTGTGCAACTCTTTTTCCACTTGAATCTTTGTAGTTTGCTATCTGTACTGGTTGTCCTGCAACCTCAC